GAAAAAATCCTATTTTGGTCAATCTTTGGAAGAGCAATCAGACTATGAAATACAGACAGAGCATTGGGCAAAGGAAAGAGCTTGAAAAATAATAAAAAAACTATCTATAAACAATTAAAAGAAACCTTTGACTCTTTGGACTCTGAAAGATCTGTTGTAGGTGGTCTACTCTTAGATCCCTGCTTAGATCGTGTCTTAGGTACTGGTTTGGTATCAGATGACTTCAGTAATGACAAATTAAGGTATATCTTTAGTTGTATTATAGATTTAATTGATGCAAAAAAACCTGTTGATATACTAACTGTCAGGGATTATATTGAATTACAAGAACAACCTAAAAGCAGATCATGGGTAGTAGACTTTAAAGATCTTGCTTTTTTATCTAACGATTGTGTTGGTACAAGCAATATTGAGGTTTATGCACAACATATCCGTACCTGTAGAATTAAAAACGACATTGAATTACTTAAATTTAACATTGATTATGATAATTATCAGGAAACTGTTGATGAAATTCAGAGATTGGAAAATGAATTACTGGATCGTGATGAAAACTCAATGCGAAACATTGTATCTAAAACAATAGATTATATAGATGATGTTACTGTCAATGGTACAGGGTTATCAAGTGGTTTTGAGTCTTTAGATGCCCTCACCTCTGGATTTAGGTCTGGATCTTTAAATGTGTTAGCTGGTAGACCATCAATGGGAAAATCTACACTCGCCCTCAATATAGCAAATCACCTAAGTAGTGCTAAGAATGTACTTTTTTTCTCTTTAGAAATGAGCCAAGTACAACTAATGCTTAAAATGGTATCAAGTGAAACAGATCTACCTATGCATAAAATAGAAAGAAACCAATTATCTGGAAATGAAGAAGATCTTTTTTATAAAAAACTAGCTCAAGCTGGCAATAAGAGTATGAGTATTGTTGATAAGGGTGGATTGAGTGTAAAAGATATTTCTTCAATGGCTAGAAAAATGAATACTGATAGAAAACTTGATATAATTTTGATCGACTATCTACAAATTATGAGATATGACAAAGGAAGAGAGATTTCTGAGCTTGGAAACATAACAAGAGAGCTAAAATACCTCTCTAAGGAGCTTCAGATACCCGTAATCCTACTTTCTCAGTTGAGTAGGGGGGTAGAGAGCCGAGAGAATAAAAGACCTTATATGAGCGATTTACGCTCTTCTGGGGAAATTGAGCAAGATGCTGATATTGTCATGTTTGTTTATCGTGATGAATATTATCATAAAGATACCCCTGATATTGGCTTGGCAGAATTGATCGTTGCCAAGAACAGAATGGGTCAGATCGGCTTTGTGAAATGTGAGTTTCATGGGGATTATTCTAAATTTAAAGATATGGAGATTGATATATATGGCTTATCGGATAGTAGTAAATAAATATACTAAGTCGGCAAAAGGGAAACCTTGCCAAATGAGATTAGAGGGTTGTATGCCTGATAATGAAACTGTGGTTTTCGCCCACTTAAATGGTGGGGGTATGGGTGTAAAGGCACTTCCTATACATGGTGCATACCTTTGTTTAAATTGCCACGACATATATGATGGTAGGAAACAACCAGATCCACCTATTGAGAAAAAAGATCTTGAATTGGATATGCTAAGAGCAATAATAAATACTCAAAGGTTGATGGTAAAAACTGGTATAATCCCCCTATAGTGTTTAAAAATAAAAATTAGGGCATAACGATCAAGAGCCATGGGCATGGTGGGGCAAGTTGTGTCCTAATCTTTGTTTAATTTAAAGGAGCTAAATATGTTAGATAAAATTATGAAAGGTGCTGACGCATCTATATCTGTAGGTATTAAGTTGATCTCACTTGCAATCGTTCTTCAGGTTGTGTTTGGTCATTCAGTACCTTTTTTGGGTGGTAATGTAATTGGTACGATAATTGGAATAGTGTATGAGCTTGGATCGGCTGGACTTGTCGGACTCATCGCAACTCTGATAATTTACAGATTGCTTGACGATGATATAAAAGACGATTTGTCTAAATAAGGAGTAACTATGGAAACATTCATGCAGTTGATTAAGAAAAATCGAAGTATGTCTATTTTTGTAGGAATAGTCATTGTGCTTATATTGGCATCATGGCTAGGACTGTAAGAGCCGAACCTCGACCATTATGGAAGAGGGATTGGTGTAAGTGAGTCATAAGAAACCACATCCCATCAGAAACAAACTGCAACACGCAGTAAGACATAGCGTGTTGTGGCATCCCAGAGTAATTATTAACAAGAAGAAAGAAAGTAAAAAGAGAGGACTGTGGCACAATGACGATCAACAGGATCATTTACAGAGATAAACCTAAAGCAGATACCTTTAGATCGTTAGTCCAAGTCTTTTGGAAAGACAACCCTGATTGCGAAACAGCAACAATATCAATCACCAAAGATAAGCCTAAAAGGAGTGATGCTCAAAATAGGCTTTTTCATACTTGGCGAGATGTAATTGCAATCGAAATGGGTGAATCTAAGGAAGAAACCAAAAACCTAATCAAAAATAAATTCAGCATAAAATCAACTAAAGATTTAGAAGTTTCTGAATTTGTAGAGTTTTTAAGGGAAGTTGAAGATTTTTTTTCTGGAGAGTATCAAATAAAGCTACCTAGAAACGAAGATTATAATTTTGCTATTTACGATGTTTACAAGAAATCATAAAGAGAAACTGGAAGATGTGGCAGATACGCTAAGAGAAGCTATGGAGATTGCAAGAGAAGAAGATACCGAAAGAGATCTTGAAATGAGAAAACTTTTGAAATCAGCAATACAAACTATAGATGTTGTAACAGGTGGTTTTTATGCAGGTCATTATGAGGATGGTTTTTAATGTAGAGCCTTGTCCTGCATCAAGACCAAGAGTTTCTCGTTGGTCTACTTACTATCCTAAGAGATACACCCAGTTCAAAGAAGATATGAAAGCACTAACAAGTGAGATGGACTCGACTCCCTCTAAAAAACTGATTAGTGTTGATGTAGAGTTTAATGTCAAGATACCAAAATCTTGGACTAAGAAAAAGAAAGAAGAAAAGAATGGAAAATATTGCGATAATGGTTGTGATATAGATAACTACCTAAAGGCAATACTGGATTCCCTGAATGGGGTTCTTTTTGTGGATGACCGACAGGTCGTAGAGGTTCGTGCTAGAAAGCGATATAGCAATAGACCTAATATAATATTCGCAATGAAGGAGTTATAATGACTGTAGAGAAATTGGAAATGTGTGAGTTTTTGTCAGAGGACTATGCCCAAAGGGCATCTAACAGGGGAATGGACTACAAGAAGTCTTATGATAGTTATATGAAACGAACACAGAAAAGAAGTTTCCAAGATCTACTACAGCATTTTTCAACAGTTAAGAAATTTCCGACTGTTATTAAGTCTAATAGAAATGAGGAATATGTTATCACGAAAAGTGATGATGATTGTGAGGATGGGGTGTGTAAACTGTGAAGCTATATTACGCTGGATTATTTGTATGTTGTCTATTATTTATACTGATGCTAACAGGGTGTACTGAATTTCAGACTAAGATAGATATGATGAAAAGCGAACAACTGACTTGTTCGGCAGAAGAAGAGTCTTTATGTGCAGGTTGGAAGGTATGACAAAAAAAATTGACTTTACGAAAGACTCTGAATACATAAGGATGTTTGAGGATCATACTGAAGCAATGAAACAGCAATCAGAGTGTTTTAATGCAATAGTTGAGGGTATGAAAAACTTGAGTTGGGATGAGAAAGAAGAAAAAAGACCACCACCAATGCCACCCAAATCACCTTTTGAGGATTAACGAGTTGATAACATACCACTAGGTTCTCTTGCTCTTGCGTTTAAATAAACTCCTAATGAGTGAGCTAATTCTCTATCTAAACCACCTATTCTTAAATCTCCAAAACCCCCACCCCTTTCTTTTCTAAACTCATCTATACCTGCATAGCGTACAAGTGGTCTTGCAGCATTAGCATAGACTTCATTTGGGTTATGCCAATATCCTAAGTCGGCTTGTTGGTCTGCCCAATTTCTGTAGTTAGGATCAGTCATAGATTCAACAAGAAATTTCCCCATACCTAATCTGGGGTTAATTTTATTTCCATGATGCGACCAATCAGGTGCATCTTCAATTTCCAAGTGAGCTGTCCTTGGATCATTCATCCAAGATTCTAGTAATTCGTCTTTATCGCCACCCCTTTCTGCCCAAGCCTGATTCATGTGTTCAGACATAATTTCACTTAAACTTTTAGACTGAAAATTTTCTTCTTTCCATTCCATAGCTGATGTATCACCCATAACATCATCTAAATAGTGTAGATATTCCTCTATTTTGGGAGAGGCTTGAGCCATAAATCCACGAACAATATCTGGTTGTGATGATGCTCGCTGACCCTCATGTGTAACACCTAAAGCTGTTGTAGCTCTTTCAGGTGTAGCACCTGCTTCAGTAATTCCAAAATGAGTAAATAAAGGGGTTCTATACAGTTCATGCCCTAATGCGTGTTGTGTGTCTGCTGGTAGTCCATACTTAGCATATTGTGCTTCTGCTTCATCTGGAAACGATCCATAAGTTGTAAGTAGTCCTGCCCTGTTAGGAAAAAGATGTCCTGAATGAACTGGCTTAACACCATGTTCATAAAACCACTTTTGCATATCTGGTGCTAGAGTAGACCATACGGATTCTGATACCGCATTTTCATAGAATACATTATCACCAAGCATATTTGCCATTACAAACTTATCCTTTTAGTAGGTTTTAAATCTACAAACTCCTCTTTCTTGATTGAATCATACTCGCCAGTTTTAGGATTGTATTCAAGGCTTGGCTCTTTAACCCAACTAGGTTTTGTACCATATAAATCCATAGCTTCTTTATGACCTTCTTTGGTTTGCCAATAAGGATCTTTCTCATCTACACTCCAGAAGTTAGATCCCTCTACCATTTTCCATCCTGCTTTTTCACCTCTCAGGTTCTCCATCTTAACAGGCTTTCTTCTACCCTCATCTTTAGGTTTGGATTCTTTGAATTCAACTTCCTTATCGGATTCAGCACCTTTTAACATTCCACCACCACCAAAGTCTTGTATAAAACCTGCTAACGCAGCATCCCAAAAGGCTTTACCTGCTGCTGCTATTTCTTCTGCTTTTTTTAGTTCTGCTTCTTCCAAGACTTGATCGTAAATAGACTGCTCTACCTCTGGTGCAGACATAGATTTAGGAATTATCTCTCCAGTTAGCATCCTTTCATGTACTGGAATTGGAATACCATCAGCAGTAAACTGTTGCATATCCATCCAACTAACTTCTGGTACTTTAATGTTTTGGTTGTAAGCCATAATTCTCCTTATTGTAACATTCTCTTAGCTCTATTAACTTTTCTCTGGAGGTTTTCTCTATTTTTTATAATTGGTCTGGTAATTAACATTGCATTAGCTATATCATCTTGAAAGTTTCTTATTGCTTCTGCATCAAATCCTAATTGTCTTTCTAATCTAAACTGAGTTCTAGTAGGTAATCTTCCATTATTATTAATTGCATCAACCATTGCTTTTTGAAAATTTTTATTATTAATTAAATTTCTCCATCTTTGCATACCATAAAATGCAGTCAAAACAAAGCTGCCTGATCCCTTTTCACCTATCGTAGCTGCACCTATATCTTGTGCTGCTCTAGCTACAGTCATATTTACAATAACAGATTGTGAATGTTTTGGTGCAACATGCTTATCGAGATATTGTCCTAATTTTTCAATATTAGATAAATCTTTTTTCATATTAGGAAACATATATCCTATCAGCTCAAAACCATCATCTTTATTTAATATTTTAGCTATTGATTCTACTCCCTCTGTTTCCAGTTTTCTACCTAAACTTGATTTAATAATCTCTAAAAGAGCAGGATAAGATTCCATAGCTCTATTGCTATTCAATGCGAATTCTTTTGCATAATCTTTTATGAAATTAGATCTTAATTGTCCATCTAATTCCAAAGTATCAATTTTTTGTAGATCAGGAAATTTTTCAAAATCCTTTTTAGTATATGCTATTTCCATTTCTTTTTGTAAAGCTGCTGTCTGTCCTGCTGACCTAGCGTTCATTACATGGGTAGTTCTATTATCTATGTTTTGTAAAACACTTTCAAATTGTTTAAGATGAATTAAAGAATTTTTATTATTAATAATATAATTTAATAAGTTTCCTGCTTCTTCTTGAGCTTGTAGATCAAAGGCTGTGGCATTTCCTGTTGCTCCTGTACTCCTTGCAGTATTGGCAAGTTTGTGAAAATGTAGGATTTTTTCAAATTCTTTACCTATTGGTAGGTTATGTAGTGCATTTTTAAAATCACCAGTTGCAGTTTGTAAAGCATCCCATGCTAATTTATCACCCTTGGAATTCAGAAAATTTCTTTGTTCAACTTTAAATATCTTATAAAGTTCTTTATATGCTTGAGAAGTAATAAAATCACCCTGACCATAAGCTCCCTGTTCTTGCCCATATATTGTTGTTCTTATTTGTCTAAAAACATCATCAACTGATTCAGCCTTTAATAAAGCCTCTTCGACTGGATCTTTTATGTTGTGTGGTTTGGGTTTTACTGGAAATTTAACTTGTGGTGCTTCTGGTCTTGTGTTTGTTGCCCAATCAAAATCCTTTTCTAGTGCTTCTTTATTAAGTCTTGCTTGTAGTTCAGTTGCTTCTTGGAACTCTTGCTTATATTTCACCATTGCAGCATCATAATCTTTAATTTTCTGTTTATTTTTTGCTATTTGTTTTGTAGGTACAATTAAATCATATAATTCTTTTAATTTACCTTGTATTGCAAAACTTGGATTAGTTTTGTTTTCATCTAAAAGTTTCTTAACAGCTTCTCCAATCCTTTTATAACCCTCTTTATCTATAGAGTTGTATGTAAGATTTTGATAACCTCTTTGAATTTTTTCATTCATTGGGTTTATTACATCATCAGTTAATGCTTTATAAAAATCACTACCTGCTGTTCTTGTAGAATGACCAGCAATTATTTTAGCTTCAATGTCTTTTATTACTCCAATCATTGCAGCTTCTTTGCCTTTGATAGTGCCACCCTCTTTTTCTAATGTTGTAACACCTCTTCCATAACCACTAAAAAATGGTCTAGGGATTGTACTTTGTACATTTCTCATCCAAGAGGCTATATTTCTTCTAAGAATAGGAATAGTATGACCAAATTCAGCCTGAGTGTAATCTGATAATAATACACCACCCTTACCAATACTTCTTATCCCAACAGGAAGTGCAGCAGCAAGAGCAGTAGATGTAGCTATTTGCCCTACACTAATATCATCTCTAACGCCTAAATCTTGTTGAACATTTTGTATGTTTGCACTTTGAGTACCACCTAATGTTCCTGTATAAGCAGATATACCTATTAAACCAGCTATATTATCAGATATTTGTTTTGAAAATGCTTTTCTTCCTAAAAGTCTAGCACCTTTAGCCAACCAGCCAGCAGTATATCCAGTACCATACATTGCTGGATCTTTTATTGTATTCCCAAAAAAATCAATAGCCTGACTTCCAAAATCCCTAGAACCCTTTCCTGTCCAATCTACTTCTGAAAATGTTTTATATGCGTTAGCTGTTGCTTGTAATTCATCATTATCAAAATCTTGATAAAACATATTGTCAAAAACTAAATTACCAGCAGTCATACCAATGTTTTGTTCTACAGAATTAAATCTACTAAAAACATAATCTTTTAATCTTGCATCGGATTCACGAAAATCAAAACCAAATTCAGCTTTATACATTGCTCTAGCATCTCTTATAAAGGGTTTATCCCAAGTAAGCTCATCATAAGTGATTTCTAAATCTCCACTTAATGCTTTCTTGTATTTTTTTATTTTTTCTAAATCTATCTGTCCTTGTTCAGAATCCCATGCTGGATCTTCATTTCCCTTGTATCTTGACATAATTGATTGTATGCCTTGTCTTAAAATAGATCTTTGTTCTGCTCTTTCAGAACTTTCCTCTTCACTAAATGCTCCTTCTGGAGTAATAACATCTTTAGTGTAAGTCATTAAATCAGGAAATTGCCATTCCTTAAAATCAGTCATTAAATTATTAGCCATTATTATATTCCTAGTAAAGCATCTGCTGCTGCTTCAGCATCTTGCTCTTCTTCTTGTTGTTCTATTGCAATTTGTTCTGATGATTTATTAAGATCTAAGATTTTAAGATGATCTTCCCAAGCACCAAACTCATTATTTCCGTAAGCAGCTATCAATCTCTGTCTTTCATCTTCTGTTCCCACAAATTTATTTTCATCACCCCTATTTCTAAATGATTCTATTTTTAAATCCCATAAAGCACCAGATGGATGTTCACCATTTTTATTAACATAATCCAAAAACCAATTAGCCATATAACTTTGTTGGTTAATTTTTTCTTGTTGTTGAAAGGCATCAAATTTTATAATTATCATATTGGCATCTTTGCCTCTATTTATTCTTGCGACTGATGCTTCTACAGTATCAAGGTCTTTATCAGATGGAGTACCTTTTAATTTCGCCATTGCATCTAATGTATAGGCTTTAAAATAACTCTCTAAAACTTCTGTTGCAACCCTTTTATTACTTACTGGCATACCAAAGAAATCTTCTGCAACTTGCTGACCTCTTAAAAGCCATTCTGCACCCCATCCAGATTTAGCACCCATTTCATAGGCTTGCAACATTTGATTGGTTTTAGCTAAATTTACATTAGCATCATAAGCATCTTGTTTTAGAACTTCTTGTCTAGCTTGAATAGCTTCTCTATTGAATTCTCTATTTTGATTTATAAGTACATTCTGTGGAGATGTTGGTTTTTGTAATGCAATTAATTCTCTAATGTCATCATCTGTCATATCCTTATAATCTGGTTCACCTGCTTGTCGTTTTGCATCATAAAAAAGAAAATCATCAATATTAGTGCTATAGTCAGCTTCGCTAGCAGAAGGTTCTTCAAGCCATTCTAAGAATAAATTACTTCCTATAGTTTTTGCTTCAGTCAATATTTGTTCATCTGTAGCATTTTGCCATTCAGGTTGTAATCTTAATTTTGCAGCAGATTCACTAATAAACTGATTCATCTTATTTTGTTTGGCTATTGTTTCAGGATCTGTTGCAGTTGAAGAGGCTTTATCTACTGTTCTTGTAAATACTGGTGTAGAGTTTGGAACTATTAACCCATCAGCTCCTATTTGGTAGGTTTCAATAATATCTACACCTGTAATTGGATCTTCGGTTTTAACTTCTTTATATCCACCTTTTCCTGTAGTAACCTTATATTTGTCATACCATATTTTGAAACCTTGAGGAGTAGGATTGCTTGTCATTTCAGTATATTCTTTCCAAGCATTAGATTTTGCAGGTTGAGAGGATCTAATATCATTAGCCATATCCATTGCTGCTTCTGCATAGCTATGTAGACCTACACCACCTAGTGCATTGGCAATTTCTATGAAATCTTGTGGAGTTTGTGGATTAGGAAATTTTGCCATAATTTCATCAAGTGCTTGTTGTTGTTGCATCCTAGGATCACCACCAAGACCAAACATTCCTAATACGCTCCTCTTTCTGGCAATATCTTGATCTCCAAGCAAGGATGAGTTGTAATACATTCCGTATCGTTTACCACCCCAAGCTGCCATACCTGCTTTATGGGCATCTTCTTGCATCTGTCTGTCCATTGCGTGTCTGGTATCAAACATACTTGGAAAGTTTAATTGTGCCATTCCCTTCTCCTATTAAACTGTTTATTTATTCACTAATCTTTTACCTACCAAAGAACATAGAG